GCGAATTCGAATGTATGTTCACTCTGCATCGTTTTTGTAACAGAGATGGGGACGTCGAGGGATCGAAGTACTCTTATGTATTTACCAGCTAGTACATCATTCCTGATGACTATGTCATCCCCTAGAATCCTATAGGGATAACCCTCTATCTCCATTAACTCAGCCAGATAGGAAACTAAAAGGCCGTGTGTCATGGCGAAAACAGGGAAAGAACTATAGGCACCCATTGGTTGTCCGACCTCGTATTTCACTTTTGTTCCGGGTTCTCATGATACATCGAGTTCCTGGGACATTATGAAAGTCCAAAGTTTGGCAACTTTTGGGCCCATTAGACACTTCACAACGATTTCCTGGAGTTTCCGAGGAAAACGATCTGTTGCGTCTTTTAGGTCTACGGAGTGTCATTTATCATCACACTTTATGTTGACAAGTTCTCTGAAGTTACCTTGATTGTGAGTACAGTCATAGGGAACCATCTTGAGTTTGTTGCTAAACTCATCATGAATCGGCTTCAGGGCGCTCTGCGCTCAGTAATTCAAGAGAGCAATTACTCTTGTTTTACCCTCCTTGTCTGGAATCTTACTTATCTTTCCAAACCGGAATTTATCACCCCGGTGAAGATTGAAAGTCTCGACCCATTCTGGGAATTGGTCAGCGTTTGACCGTAAAAAGTCAAGACGCTGGCTTAGACCTGGTGAGCACTCTTCAAGGATTTTCAGAAATTTAGAATCCAAGTTTTGTGCCTCTCAAAGAGAAGAACGCAGCGCGGGACCGGAAGGTCCATGGCTCAATGTTAAGTGAAACTTTTGAAAGTCATATTTCATGGGACTCCCGAAGTGCTTCTTTGCGAATCGCTTCACAAAGTCTTCGAAGTCGTCACCAAGGTCCTCAATGACTTGGTCACATTCCTCGTTGGCTAGTGTGATAGAATCAAGTGAGGAGACCTCGGGTGGAACCTGGTAGGCCCTACCAATTGTGAGTAAGGTCATAAGTATCCGTAGCTCGTTCGGGGTGATTCCCCGGCGGACTATTGGTACAAATGCCCCAATCACTTTTGGCAAACCTTCCTTAGTTAGCCCAATGGAATACTTTAGGTCTTTTGGAGATAATGGTTCTCCAGCAAGGTGTTTGGTAAAACAAAGTCTAGCCTCTTTGAAGTACAAGAGAGTAGACTTCACACCTCAGCTGCGAAGCATGTTGTTGAAGGTTTTGATAAAACTTTCGACCGCACGAATCATAGACTCCCGATCACTTAAATCCCTACTGCTACGGATTAAAATAATCAGGGTCTTTCGGAACTGATTTGAAATTTGTAAAAGTTCGGTTTCTTTCATTTGTTAGGGTGGGTACCACACTGGTAAGTCCAGATCCCTCAGAGAGGGGGGAGTTGCCAAAACCAGCGTGCTTGTAAGGCGCAGGTTGGGATTCATCATCCCTCCCCACGCC